CTTCCGTCAGAACATGAGCGCCACGGACGGTGTCCTGTTGCAACAGCAGTTCTCGCGCATCATGGACAAGCGTATCCGTTACACGCCAAGGGCGCGCACGCCGGACACGACGCGCAAGATCAATGGCTAAGGGTGCTTACACTGTAGAATTTTCGTTTCGTGGGAAGCGCTTTCAGGACGCCGACAAAGGCCTGCGCTACTTCGGACAGGCGATCAAACAGGACTACGAGAAGGTCGGTCCCGTTCTGAAGAAGGACTTGGAGCTATGGCTTCAGGGCGTTGCTGCCCGCATGGTCAAGGATCATAGCGGCAAGTGGCCGGGGGGTACGACGGGGAAGACGCTCAGTAAGCGATCTGGCCGAGGCCTTCAATCCATCGTGGAAAGCATCAAGGTCACGGGTGACAAGCCGTCCGACATCCAAGGCCACATCGGTGGCGTCTTCTATCTGCGAACGCAGGAGTTCGGCGCGACGATCCGACCGAAGAAGGCCAAGTATCTAGCGGTGCCTCTGCCTTCAGCTTTGAACGAGAACGGTGTTCCTCTTCGTCCCGGCCCGCGCGATTGGGAGAACACCTTCGTCAAGATGTCCAAATCCGGACATTTGATGATCTTTCGAAAGCTGGGGAAAGACATCATTCCCCTTTACATCCTTCTGAAGGAAGTAACCATTCCGCCTCGTCTCGGCATGCGCGACACTCTGAACGCGGGTATGGGTGCGTTCGTTGACATGGCAATGGCCGACATGCTGAAGGCCTTGAAGGGAGGTTGATATGACTTGGTTTGGCCGAATTCGAAAGTACAACAAAAATCACGACCCAAAAGACGGGGAATTCACGACCGGAGACGGCGGGGACGATTTCAAGGCTATTAGCGACAAGAAAGGAAAGCCGTTAGTCTTGTACCACGGCACCATGGAAGACGGCCATCACACGTCCGTGGAGGGGGGTATCTTCCTGACGACCAGTAAGAAGCTGGCGGGTGTATACGGGGGCGACAAAGGAAAGGTGATGTCTTTCCACGTCCACATGGAAAAGCCGTTAGATATGCGAGACAAAGACAACATCAAGGCCTTTAATTCTGGCAAGAAAGCCAAAGAAGACATTCTCGGTTACGCCAAGCGCAAGGGATTCGACGGCGTAATTGACCCCAGCGGGTCTTACATCGTCCCGTCAGCCAAGCAACTGAAGGAAGTAAAATAGCCCAAGGAGGGGCACATGACGGACACGATCCGTGAGCGCATCATTCAGGCGCTGGTAGACAAGCTGACAACGCAGTCGAATGCAGCGCCGGTCGGAGACCCGTATCCGTGGGCGTGGGACAGCGTTCTTCGCGCCCCCATTACTAACTGGGCCTACAAGCGCAAGCGCACCATCGGCGTGTTTGATATGCACGAGACCAAGAAAACACTCGCCGCGACTAAAGAGTGTGTGCTTCGCATCGCGTTGGAGATCGCGTTGGTGTGTGACGGCAACGAGAACCCGTCCGAAGCAATGAACGAGGTTTTCGGTGTCGCCCAGCGCCGTTTCTCCGAAGACACGTCTCTTGGTGGCCTGTGCAAGGACCTGCAAGAAGTGTCGAACGATCTTCAGGTGGAAGACGAGAACAAGCGCTGGGTGCGCGGCGTGATCATGCTTGATGTGAGCTATCGCCACGGCATCAACGATCCACGCAAGGTAGTGTAGAGGCGGAGGGCAGGGAACTAATCCCCACGTTACCCGACGTACTCTCGTTACATCGCCTCGCCCGATTGTCTATATGGCACAAATTCCGGCCCATTCAAGCCCGGAGAGATAGGTCCCTGAAAGTCCGGCGGCTACTAAGGTCCCACTACTGGGGGGACGCCGCATAGGCGGCCTGTCCCGCACCCCTTAACAACAAGAACAAGGTGCCCCATGGCTATTCGTGTTTCCAAGACTCACTTCACCAAGGCGAACAAGGTATTCAGCGCGGACGCACCGTCCGGCGGCATGACCCCGGTCGTGCGCGCACTTCTTCAGGCTCAGGCCAAGATTGCGGCTTCGGCCGTTTCCGCGCTGACTGACAGCAGCGGCGGAGGGACTGCTGACGGCACGATCAACGCCATCGGTAACGTTACTCTGGCGGCCCTTGGTTCCAGCGACGCGGCGGCCCTCTCGACCTTCAACACGGCGGCCAGCACGGCGACCGACGCTATTAAGGAACTGATCGCTCAGGCGAACGCTATCCACGCCAAGGTTCCGGCGATGGACGGCACGCTGACCGACAATCTGAGCGGTACGGCGGTGGACGGTACGATTGGCGCGGTCACCCAGACCATTGCTGGTGCCAGCGCGTCTCTCGCGAAGGGCAGCGAGGTCCAGTCGTGGTTCTCGGCTGTCACCAGCCGTCTGACGCAGCTTCGCTATCACGTGAATCATCTGGCCGTTGCTTGCGGCGTCACTCCTCTGGTTGACAGCCTTGGTGTGGCGGACGTGTACAGCACGACCTTCGCCGCTGTGACGCAGCCGGCGGATACGGCCACGGGTGCAGATGCCACCACGAACGCCGTCATCAAGTCGGCCGATGCCGCTGCGAAGCTGGTCCTTGTCGCCTCTGCGATCAAGGAAATCGCCACGGTTCTGAATGCTTGCCGCTCCGCCACGGGCGGCGTGATGGGTGCGGTGGCCTTCAACCACTAAGGCCGCCACCCATCAGCAAACCCAAGGAGGGGTTGAAGCATGCCAATTCTCACTCGTAAGACGCTGGTCTACGCCGAAGTGGAGTCCGTTTACGGTACGCCCGCCAGCTTCAATGACTCGACCAGCCCCATGCTGTGCGAGAACGCGGACTACTCGCTGGATATCCAGAAGATCAGCCGCAATATTTATCGCAACGATCTGTCTCCTGTGGCCGACATTATCGGCCGCAAGATGGGCATGATGAAGTTCACTCACGAGCTTCGTGGTGGGGGCGTGGCCGGTACTGAGTGCCGTCTAGGTCGTCTCCTGCGCGGCTGCACGATGGTGGCTACCGCCAAGGCCACTCCGTGGTGGGGGTCCTTCCTGCCGGTTGGCAGCAATGCCTCCAGCGCGGTCTCTTGGGCGAGTGGCGGAACGATCTCCGGTGTCATGGAGCCCAAAACGATTGTCATCACGGTGACGACTGGCGGTGCTTCCGGCACGGCCAAGTTTTCGATTACCTACGATGACGGTTCGACCCAGCAGACCGACGTAACGGCCACCAGTGCTACTCCTATCAGTCTGACAGGGACCCAGCTTTCCAGCGGCACGATCACGCCGACCTTCACCGGTTCACTGGTGATTGGTCAGTCGTGGGTCGTGACGGTGTGGCCGGCGGGCATCATGTATCTCCCGTCGTCCACGCAGGCGGACTATGCCTCTCTGACGATCAACATGTACAAGGATGGCGTCCTGCACCAGCTTACCGGCGCATACGGCACCTTCAAGGTCACGGCTCAGGCCGGTCAGCGAGCGACGGTGGACTTCCAGTTCACCGGATTCTACGTCCAACCCGCCGACCAGTCCTTCCCGGCGGCTCCTGTGTTCGAAACGACTCTACCTTCTCAGGTCGAGTTGGGTCGTCTCCACGTGGATGGCTTCGGCATCAATGGCCCGGCCGGCAATGCGTGCGTGGTCGATCAGTTCTCGTTCGACATCGCCAACAAGATCGAGCCGCGTACCTCGATCAATGCGGCGAACGGCTGGACCGGTCTGATCATCACTGAGCGCGGTTCGACCGGTGGCGTCGATCCTGAGGCCACTCTTGTGGCGACGCAGGACTTCTGGACCAAGCTGGCGAACGCCTACCAGATGCCATTTGGCATGCGTGTGGGCGGCACGGCGGGCAACATGTGGGCGATTAGTGCTCCGGCTTGTCAGTATACGGGCATTTCTTACAAGGACAGAAATGGCATTGCGGCCCTTGATGCCGCGCTGCAGTTCAATCGTCTTAACGGCGATGATGAAATCATGCTCTACGCATGCTAAAATAAAAAGAGACCGATAAGGTCCAGACCTAGAAAGCCGTGTTATAGAAGCACGGCTTTCTTTTTGCCCAAGGAGGGGCGTTGTTAATGCCGCGTGCTGGCATCTATGAAATCGTGAATGTGATAAACGGTAAGAGGTACGTAGGGCAAAGGACGCCCGAAGTCTCCTGAGACGCGGGAGAAGATGCGACAGGCGGCGTTGCGCCGGTATGGGAACGGCGCTCCTGCTGTCGAATGCAGTTAGGAAGTTATCCACAATCAAGAAGAACGTAGGCTAACTATGCGCTGGACAGAAGGCGTCGGCGGGGAGTCGGCGGCCCTCCCCAAGGGATACGAAGTAAAGACCTATGTCATTCAGGCGGCGGACGGTCGTCTGATAGGGGTCAAATTGACCCGTGAGGCTGCCCAAGCTATCGCAAAGTTGCACGCCCCGGCCCGTGTGACTATGGTTCTTGCAGACAAGGTGGTAATTGGAAAGACCCCTTGATCAGGCGGGGAAAAATGCCTACATTTTAGGCATAGGGAGGTAGAGGGTAATGCGTAGATTGGCAGCGCTTCTTCTAGGATTTGGGGCTCTGGTACTGGTCTCAGTAGCTGGGGTGTCCCCGGCCTCGGCAAGCGGTTGTTTAATCGGGCAGGGAGAGTGCTCGATCACCGAAGGTGCAGTCGTCTGCACCTCGTATTCAGGTCTTCGTTCTTCTGACAAGAACATGAACGACTCCCAGTTAAAAAGTATCGGGTGTGTCCGCGCGGGGCACACTTTGAAAGCTGGGGCCGTAACCGAGTCCGGAAACTATGATTCAGCCCAAATGGTAAAGGTCGTTCTTCCGGATCGCGTCCTGACTGTCTGGGTCAAAGACTACGACACGTACTGATACCGGTTCGTTCTTTAGACCACTTCGACTAGGAGCCGTCGAACAGCCTCCCTTAGGCCATTACAATCGTAGCCATATCACGCCGCAGCATCCCAAGGAGGGGAAGCAGATATGGCTATTCGTGCACTGACTCTCAGCACCGTCAAGGAAT